TAAGGGAGCCAGAAATATTCTTGCACAAGGCGAAGTTGCTGAAGTCATTGGAATGAATGGTGATTGGTATCAACTTCAAATTACAGGCGCCTCTCAAGTTTGGCGTCCATATGCAAGTTCTGAATATCTCAATCCAGTTGAATTTTCAGAAAAGATTGGAACTGCTACAACCAAGTTGAATGTTAGAACTGGTCCAGGTTCTGCTTATTCACTTTGCAAATTTGATAGAAACGATGGAAAAGGCATTAGAAATACTTTGGAAAAAGGTGAGTCTGCAAGAGTCATTACTGAAAGTAATGGTTGGTGCCAGCTTGAAATCGTCGGTGAAGTGTATGTTTGGAGACCATGGGCCTCTAAAAAGTACCTTACTGTGGTATAAGTAACTATAAATAATATTGTATATATAATATAAATATATATATATAAATTTATATAGAGGGGAATATCGCTATTCCCCTCTCAAGGCTCAATAATTTGGTGCATATATAGCACGAGGAATAATAAATAATGCTAGAAAGTATTCAAAATAATACATTTGAATATGAGAAACTTTCACAAGAAGAGCAGCAAAAAAGAGGCATTCTTGGTAGATTAAAAGGTATTATTGCCGACTATAAGAATCCAACCAGGAATGGCAGATTGTACGGTCAAAAGTTGTGGGACAAACTGTTTGAAGATCCAATCACTAAAGAAAAGATTGAAAACAGATGTATGTTCGGTGAAATTGAACACCCACTTACAGACAGGGCTGCTATAGACCCAGAAAAGATTGCTGTTTGCCTTGCAGAAGTTCCAAAGAAAGATTCAAAAGGTCATTTAGTTGGTATTTTTGATATTCTTAACACTCCTTGTGGAAAGATATTAAAAACACTTCTTGACTATGGAACTACAGTTGGTGTTTCTAGTAGGGGACAAGGTGATACTTTTACTAATTATGATGGCATAGAAGAAGTTGACCCTGAAACTTATGAATGTACTGGTTGGGATGTTGTTCTCACCCCTGCAGTTAAAGAAGCAAGAATGAGCTTTGTTACAGAATCAGTTGGTAACAAAACATTAAAAGCCGCTTTAACAGAATCCCTTAATAGTTCAACTGAAACTGACCAGAAAATAATGCTTGAAGAACTTGATAATTTGGGCATAAAGTTATAGGAAGAAAAATCATCCCAAGAGGGTGTTAATATAGATGCAACAATTGAACCCGAAAAAGCCGACAATGACGGAAGTTCGTTAGTAGAGGAATTGCAAACCGCATTAGCAGAGATTCAAAAGTTAGAAACAAAGGTAAGTACTCTTCAAGAGAAATTATCTGTTTGCTATGCAAAAGAATATGATTACGAAGATGAAATCAATGGTTATAAGAAAACCATTTCAAAGCTTACTGAATCCGTTAAGACTTTAGATCCTCTTAAAAAGCGGGTGGAATCACTGACAGAAGAATTGAATAGTAAAACTAAAGTATTAGTTGATTCTGACAAAACTGTTAAAGGGCAAGAACAAAAATTAAAGTCCTTAAAGAAAGAAGCCAGTTTATTAACTGAAAATTTATCTGATAGTAGAAAATTGGTTGAGAATCTTCAAAGTCAATTGGAAAAGAGCAAAAAAGAAGCCTCTTTTGCTTCTTCTCAATATGAGAAAGAAATAAAAGATCTTAATGAATAGCTTATTGCTTCTAAAAAAGATTCCACTATAAACAATAAAAAATACTCAGATAAATTAGAAAGAGCAAATAAACTTGTTGAAAAATACAAAGCAATTGCTAAGGCTTCTGTTAATCGTTATATTGAGTCTCAAGCAATTAAACTTGGTGTTGATGCAAAAGATATTAAGTCAAGATTAAATGAGAGCTATACTTTCGATGATATTGATAGAATTTGTGAAGACATTCAGGAATATAGGCTCGGGCTCAACAACCTCCCTTTTAGAGGAGGGTTTAATCCAAACTCAAAAATGAAGATAAAAGAATCAATTGATACCACAGTCCCTCTTAATGAGGATGATATGATAGATGATACTTTATTGAGTGTTGTCGGATTAAAATAATAAAAATAAAAGGATATAAATAGAATGGCTACAAAGAATCTTGTCGAAGCTTACAAGAATCGTATCAATGTTGCTGATGCTTATCATGCTCAGACACACAATGGTCAAAAGATGGATTCTTACAAGAAGCTTCTCATTGCTAACTCTCTTAACAATGTTTCTCGTTTTATGAACGAGGCTTTTGAGCAATCTGCTGGTACACAACGCGCTGCCCTCGGCGATTATAAGCGTTTCTGCCTTACACTTACCACTCTTGCTCTTCCAAATATGATTGCTCCAGAAATCGTGCTTACAGTCCCAATGGCTTCAAGAACAGGATATAAAATGTAATGTATCCCTAATATGGTAACATATTAGAAAATAACCTTGTTAATTGCTGGAAACTCCGAAAGGACAATCAGCAGCCAAGCCCCAAAACTGGGGAAGGTTCAACGACTATCGAAAGCATAGCATTGAAGAAATATCAATGTGAAGAAGTGAGTAGAGTAGGGGTTCGCTCCGAAAGACAAGGCATCCAATAAAGGTTAAAACAATGTTGGATGATAATATAGTCTGAACATTATAGAAATATAGTGAGTTTGGCATTACTAATGAATAGCCTACTTCTGCATCCATAAGTGCAGATTTTATCCAAATCAATTCAATCTTTTATGGAGGATTATATGACAAAAGAATAGAAGTGTTCTGAATCGCAATTAGGAAGAGTTGTGATCCACAAGGGTGACTTTGAAAAAAGGGTGCTTCCTTAGGAATTAGATACATATTTCTCTAATGGATGGTTGACGGGTGTCTCAGAAAAACATCGTAAAAGTAGGTCTAATAGGAAGGGAAGTTGCAATGGAAAAAACAAAATCTTCAAAGAAGATGTCATTAAATATGTTTCACCCGAGGATCTACCCAAGTATTTAGAGGAAGGCTGGCGAAATGGTACCCCTACAAAAGTTAGTGCAAGTATTAGTACTACTCTCAAAGGGAACACTCCTTGGAACAAAGGTTTGACTGCTGATACAGATGAGAGGGTAAAAGACTATTCTCAGAAAAGCAGTTAGACAAAAATAAAAAGATATGGATCAGCTTTTCCGAATAACAACATGGATGAAAATCACAAAAAGAAAATAAGTGAGGCTAAAAAGGGAAAGCCTAATTTTCATCTCTTTGGAAAGAAAAGACCTAAAGAAGTTGGCGAGAAGATTTCAGCCAAAAAGAAAGGTCATGAAGTCTCACAGGAAACAAGACAAAAATTGCGAGAAAAGAATTTAGGTAAAAAACTTTCACCAGAAAAACTTCAGATAAAACTTACAAAAGAGTACATTACAAAAAAGAAAAATAACTCTTTCAATAGTTCTGAAACTGAGAAGTAGTTTTATGAAAATCTCTTGAAAGAAAACACAAATAAGACTATTTACAGACAATATAAAGATGAAAGGTACCCCTTCTATTGCGACTTTTACATAAAAGAAGATGATTTATTTATTGAATTAAATGCACATTGGTCACATGGTGGAAGACCTTATGACCCTCACGATGAAGATTGTGTAAAAAAACTTCTTGAATGGCAAGAAAAAGCAAAAACCTCAAAGTTTTATGAAAATGCTATTCAAACATGGACAGTAAGAGATGTTCAAAAAAGAAAATGTGCAGAAGAAAATCATCTAAATTACAAGGCTATTTATCAAGAATGTTTATGATTAACAAAAACTGGTTGCATATCTCAACTACACTGCTGGCTCTCACAAGGGTGGCGTCAAGCGTGGTGATTTCCTTAACGGCCCATGGTCCCTTGGCCAGATGACAGAGGATCGTCAGGCTTACACAAGCTCGTATGTTGTTGAGACCCTTTCTGCTTCTGGTAATTCTACTGAGTCAGTCACCCTTATGTGGACTCCTCTCATTGGTTCTATCAAGGTTAAGCAAAATGGTCAAATGCTTGTTGAAGGCACAGACTTCACAGTTGCTTATGGCACAGCCAATACTGCTGTTGACAAGCGCTTCACAGCCAATACTGTTGGTTCTGCTTCAGATTCCAACCTTGGCACAACCCATCAGGCTTCCGATCGCGTTTTCGGTAATTCAGCTCTTGACATTGCTCCAAACAACAAGCCAGCCAACGGTGTTTCACCAGCTGTTTCTGGCACAATCACAATTACTTTCACATCTGCCCCAACTGCAGGTGACAGCATTGCTATCGGCTATCAGTATGATAATGTTGTTATTCCTCAGAATGACATTCCACAACTCAATGCAGAGATGGCAGAAGTTACTTTAACTGCTCATGCTCGTCGCATTGCTATCTATTACAGCCAGATTGCTAACTTCCAAGCAAAGACCGATTATGGTTTCGATCTTGGTGACAACCTTGCAAAGCAAGCCATTGGCGAACTTCAGTATGAAATTGACTCAGAAGTTGTTGCTGGTCTTTTCGCAGCTGTCGACCCAGCTACCATTTCTGCTCACCAATGGTCAAAGACTCCTGGTGTTGGTGTCTCGCTTGTTGAGCATTATCAGGGCTTTGCAAAAGTTTTCGATGAACTTGCAACTGATGTTTATCTTAAGACTCAGAAGTTCACTCCTAACTATATGGTTTGTGCTCGTGACGTCATTACAGTCCTTTCATTCCTTAATGGCTGGCAGGCTGCTCCTCTCGGCACAATCAATGGTCCTTACTACGCTGGTTCATTCAACGGCGTTAAGGTTTATGTCAGCCCAATGATGGCTCCTGGTATGTTCTTTGTCGGCGTCAACGGCTCCGATATGCTTACCTCTGCTGCTGTCTATGGCGTCTACATGCCAATCGTCCCAACACAGCTTCTCGGCTTTGCCGATGGTGCTATGAGCCAGGGCTTCTCAACTCTTTACGACTTCCAGATCCTTTCAAAGGATGAGAATGGCTACTCACCACTCCTTGCTGGTGGTAAGATTGTTGCTTAATTTTTAAGTAACTGAATAAGTGAGGGGGCTTCAAAACCCCCTCACGATTTCTAAAATTGGAGATGAAATGGCTTACACACCTACTGTATGGGAAACTGGGGACACAATCACCGCAGTAAAATTGAATAAAGAAGAACAGGGTATCGCAGATGCCACACCTATTATTTGTCAGGTTGAGTTTAATGACGCCCGAACAGGGGCAACTATAGACACCGCATATTCTGTAATTAAGGCCGCTTTTCTTGCAGGTAAAAATATCTTGTTTCAGGAGTTTAATGCGGACGATGGCGTATATCAGAATATGGTATTAAATTCTATTGCTGATGCTGTTGACGATTATCCCAATATGGTCAGTCTTTATGGAAGAGGCTCAGCAGTATACCCGCAGGTGTATGATTTTTATGAAGTAAATGGTGTGCTGACATACAGCAGGGTAGCGTGACCTGACAATGAAACGATGATTTATGAACCATAAGGAAATAAGAAATGAATCTTGGTGATTATGTAAAATATACAGACGATGATGGTAATGAGCTTTTAGCTCAAATTCAAGCCAAACTTACAGATGGCCAATTAGTTATTTCTCTTGCTGGTGGAACTACCCTTAAGGTTGACAGCAAAGAGGTTGACGACGATTTAAGCTGTTAATAATTTTGAAAACATTTGTGTCTAACACAGTTTAACATAAAAATAACTCTCCTGGGCGCAGACGAAAATCCACTCAGGGGAGTGATTGTTGTTTATAAATAATAATTGGAATGGGATTATATGTCTAGATTTAAATCCGCACAAGAACGATGGGATTATGAAAAAACTGTAGGCAAACAAAGAAGGTTAGCCAGATATAGACAATTAGCTCGATTAAA